AGATTCTGTTTTACCGTCAAGTAACCCTTTTAGGTCATTACTAAGTTCCGCATACGTAGCTTCATTTAACGTAGCTAAGGCTCCTTGGTTTACAAAACTTGCTGCTTCATTATCCGATGTAGTGTCTGCTAAAACTTGCCAGTCACTTATAAGATAAGATTGAATATCACTTTTATCTGCATTAGCTCTCCATATGCCTAACGTAGATCCACGATCCCATAAGTCACCAATGTCATAAGGTACAGTAGGGGTAGTAACAAACACTCGTCTTTTACCGTCAGCTGTATCTTGAGCATCACCAGCAGCACTAAAAGCGTCTATAGCTTTCTGGTCTGTCATAACATCCCAAGAATACACCCCTAGTGTTTCTGCATAGTGGTACAGCTTACTTGTATCCGTCTGCCACCAAGTATCTCCTATATGGGTATCTTTAGTAGCATTATCTAACCAAACAGTAGAAGGGTCACTATCTAGTGCTGCGAACCAAGACTCCACTTTACCGTCTACAATACCCTGTAAGGTACTAGACATATTTGCAAAGTCTATTTCTTCAAGTACTGCTAAAGCTCCTTGATTATTTATAAACGCAGCAGTGTTTTCACTAGTCTTATCAGCAACTACTTGCCAGTGAGATATGCTGAACACATCAGCAATTAGCCTATTAGCATTAGCTCTCCATACACCTAATGTTGGTCCTCTATCCCACAAATCCCCTATCTCGTAAGGAGTAAAAGGCTCAGTTACAAATACTCTTCGTTTACCATCCGCTAAATCTTTAGCTTCAGTAGCTAGTGCATAAGCAGCTTGTGTGTCTGTGTCTATTACTAATGCCCAAGTGTATCCCTCTGTATCTGTGGAGAATGGGGAAGTTTCATCAGCAACAGTCTTTATAAATTTATAGCTTTTTAGGTAATCATGTCCACCATCAATATTAACTTCATATTGTACATACACATCCGCTATATGCGCAGACCGTAACCTCTCTTTAACTATCTCATACTCTGCAGAAGTTATAGCTTCCCATAAACCAGTAATAAACTTGTAGTACTTATCCACATCTATGTTTGTGTAATCACTCCTTACGTACAATGTACTTTCTGATATAGCTACTTGTGCCTCAGCAGGTATAGTTAATGTGTAATCCATATACGTTCTTGTAGTAGCTGTAGGTAATCCTGTACCTGAGAGATTAGTCCATGTCACATAAGGTAAAGCATCTACTATTAGTAAATCGTCATCAGTATTATTGTTAGGGTCTGTCACTCCTGACATAACATCGTAAGTATCTGTAACGTAGTCTATGACACCATCAGTCTGTTTTTCTACTGTCTCTAATCTTCCTAATATACCGCTACCATCAGGTACACCAGCTTCTTGTGTTAAACCTACGTAAGTCTGTAACCCACTTACAGCATCTGCTGTACCAGATAGGTTACTTTCTTGGCCTGTAAAAGCAGCAGTTAGTGCGGTTATACTATTAGCATTAGTTTGGTCAGCAGCAGAGTAAGCTGTCTCTACTGTAGATATACGAGAGTTGATATCTGCGGTAAACTCTGCCTGTAAGTCCGTAACACTGGAAGCTAAAGCAGCTTCTGAGTCAACTTTAACAGTGTTCAAACCTACTATAGTGGCGTATTTATTATCATTAGTTACATTTAGTGTTTCTAGTTTTGTAGCTACTCTACCATCTACTAGGTCATTAAAGGTTATCTGTTCAACATAAGTATTTGCAGCTACACCTATAGAATCAATAGCATTTCTTACGTCTTGAACTAATAGACTATAGTCAGTAAGACCATTAGCTACTGATGCATCTACTACAGAGTCTATTAAGTTGTTTAACCACACAGGTGAAGTACCTGAGTTTGCTCCTGCGTAGAAAGCATCACCTATGATACTGTAAGATTTCTTTATAGCTACAACTTCTTGTGGTGCTGCGGTACTTATATCGTGCTTATTACCTGTAGCTTCTATTTCTTGTACAGGAGTAACTGTTACTTCTGTAGAATCTAAGGTTACTTCAGTTGTAGGTGTTGTGTTGGTTGTCATGTAGTGCTACCTAGTGTTAGTCTATAAATACTTCATCGACTTTTGCTATAAATTTACCGTTGTTTACTGTAACACAATTGATTGTAAGTTTGTATGTAGGTCTTAAATAGTATCTATCTACTTTAGCTCCAGTCTCTTTAACTAAGGATGCTGTATCTGCTAAAGGTATAGTAAGAGATACTTTACCATTTAATGCATCCTCAACTACTAGGTCTTTGAGTGTTATCGGAATATAAGGAACATCACCATCTAGTAGTACTAAACTAGCTTTGAAGGTGTCTCCAATCTCTATAGTAAGTGGTAATGTGGAATTGTCTTGTTTTATGGTGAATATAAAGACGTTATCAGAGCCTTTCGTTATAGTAAATTTAGTTACATCACAGCTCATTATAAGTCCTTATGAAAGGTAGAAAGGAGCCTTTCGACTCCTTGTAGTTTTATTTTGTTTCAGTACTATTACACATCTTCAAAGCTAACAGAGTAGCGTTTACGTGTTCTTGCTTTAGATAAACCAGTCTTACTGTCTACAGCATGTGCAGGAATAACTACATCTTTAAGAACGTTGATGTGTCCTTGACAAGCTTGAATTTTTTCATTTATAGGCAAGATAACGGTACCTAAATCAAAGAACTCATTTGAGCAATTAACAGAGCATGTAGTAGTGTTGTTATTCACACGTTGGTCATTATCTACAATAACTACAACTCGTGTTTTACGCGCATCTACCTCACGTTGTCTTCGTCTAGTGATTTTAGGATCTTCAACTACACCAGTAAGTACAACCTCGTTTTCTTTTTTATCAGTTGTTTCTTTTGTTTTAGTCTCTACTAAAGCAGCGATAGCAGGACCTGAAGTCTCTTGTGCAGTGTAGTAATCTTCAATTTTCTCTTGAAGCTTAGCAGCACCAATATTTGCATTATGTGTAATGTTTAGTGAGGCAGCTTCACTTTTTAAATCGTCTATTTCTCGTACTTCCATTTCTAATTCCTATTAGGTTGTTTAGAGTTAATTCTTAGTTATTATACTAAGTTTAGTATTTCTGTAAAGGTGTATTACCTAAAAAGCCTTACTATATGAAAATATAGTAAGGCTATGTAGCAACTAGTTAATACTAAGCAGAAGCAGACACTAAGATCTTAAGTAACTTCTCTTCTTGTAAGATGATACCACCGTAGAAGAAATTGTAAGAGAAGAATCCTGATGTACCATAAGGGTTCTCATTAGTTACAAACTCAGGTGAACGAGAATTAAACTTGATTTTACCTTGACCTTTAAGACTTACTGTAGCAAAAGAGCCTTCAGTAGGGAAAAGGATAGGGAATACATCAAAGTTACCACCAGTAGCTGATAAACCCTCAGGGTTAACTGTATCAACAGCCCCTGCACCGTCAAGAACGATAGCAGATTCAGACTCAATGAAACGTACTTCATGCATAGCACCAACTTCACCATCAGCTAATGTAGCAGCAGAAGCATATTTGTGGGCTGGAACATAAACGTACTCTGTATTACCATTTACAGCAATATCACCACGAGTAAGTGTCTCTAAATCACCTTTAACATTAGCACCAATAATAGCGTAATACGCTTTAGCAATAGGTAAAGTACCTACTTTAACGTCACCAGATACTACAGAAGTATTCTTCTTAGCTCGGTTACGTACTAACTTACGAACACCTTTACGGATTAAATCATAAGATACTTTACTGTCTGCGTCTATCGTTGACTCTGAGGTAGAAGAACCACCATAGACTACAGTAGTTGTACCTAGCATATCCAACTGGATAAGATCTTCATTACGTGAGTTAGCTAGCTCACCTAACTCTTCACGATAGCGTACTTGCATACTGTCTTCAGAGAATAGTTCTACTTCATCAGTATAGTCAATCATCTCACCGTAACGAGCTAGGGGAGTTTCCATAGTAACTTTCTTAAGAGTCACTACATTATTCTTGCCCATACCTTCAGTTACAGTAGCTGCAGCTAAAGAAGCATTAACAGAGGTTAATGTACGAGCTGTCATGAAACCGAATTTATCGAAATCTGAACCGATTGCTTTATCAATCTCACGGTCATATAAATGCATGAATTTAGAAATTTTAAATGTTTTACCGTGCTTCTTAGGTAAACTCTTGCGATCAGCGAACTGAGCGTAGATGTTTACACGGTTAGCAGCTTTAACACCTGCTCGGTCGTAGTAGTGGGTAATCGTGTTGGCACCTGCAGAAGCAGTAGTTGTACCGTTACCGTAAATATTATCAGCCATTAGTTATTCCTGTTATTTCAACTTGTGCGATAATTTCATCGCGTTAATTTACATTGAGTCCTGCAACTTACTATACCAAGCGTCATAACTTTCGTCTGATTCATCTAGGTAGTCAGTTACACGGTCAGCTGCTGTACTTTTAGTAGTAGCTGCTGCTTTACGCTTACTAGAGGCTTTCTTAGTAGCTGTACGCTTATTAGACTGTAGTTTAGCTTCATCTACTCGTGCTTGCTTCTTATCAGAAACTTGCTTAGCATCATCTGCTTTCTGTTGCCTAACTGCTGTACGCTCTTTAAAAGCTTTCTGCTCAGCTGTTTTTGTAACGTGCTGTTGAGCTGCTTCTTTATAATAATCTAAATCAGGTTTGTTTCCACCATCGTAGACTTTCAGCTTTTCGGCTATAGGTTGTAACGTACTGTACATCCCACTTTTCACGTCTGTATGGAGTAATTTAATCATCTCAGGATTTTTGGTTATTGTGTCCCACGATCTTTCATCCCACTCTTTAGATAAAATATTTTGAGTAGTTACATACTCAGCATCTTGACTTATTTCATCTACAATATCAGAAATAGCCAAAGCACCTTCATCTCGACCATAATCCTTAGCGGTGTAGTTACTATCAGCATCTGTATCTAATTCGAGGGTATCAGTACCTGTTCGTTTCAATACTTCAGTTATAGCTTCTTTATCGCCCTTCAATACGTCAATCATCAGACTAACATCGTTATGTGAGAGGTCTGCTCCTTTAAGCGCATCTATAGTTTTACGCCAAGGTTTGATGTCTTGCATCTTTTTGGTGTAGTCCATAGCTTTACCGAATACTTTCGGGAACTGTTTTACGATCTCTTCACTAGAAAACTCGTAGTCTTTTCCGTTTGCACGAAATGAGTACTCACGTACTGGTTGCTCTTCCTCATCAACTTCTTCTGTATCGTCAAGACTTTCTTCTTTATCTGCTTCAGTATCCCCGTCAGGATTAGCTTCGTCAGTTTCGTCAGTGTTGTCATCATCTACATCAGTAGTTTCAGTTTCATCGCTAGAATCATGGTCGGATTCCTCAAGTAAATCTTCAGGTTGATCGGAACCATCTTCGTTTACATCTTCTTCATCAGTTTCTTCGGTAGAATTTTCTGATTCATCGAATTCTTTATCAGCAGAAGTATCATTTAAGGTTTCTACTGTTTCTTCAATTTCTGTGTCTGGTGAGTTATCATTAGCAACTGCCTCTTTAAAAGCTGCTTCTAATTCCTCATCACTCATATCAAAAAGGGCATCTTCATTCATAAGTGTACCCCTTACTCTTCTTCAGTATCATCTGGAGAGATGTTACCTAAATTTTCAACCATAATAAAAAAGTCTTCTAATCGTGATATAGCGATTAAGCTTTCCATAATATCAGACCTAGTGTTATTAGCTATAGTAGAAGGGTTGGCTAACATACTTACACCATTCACAGCTCTATCTTTAAAGTAAGCCTGCATAATAACTCGTTGGAAACGTTTATCTTCTCTTAAGACTTGTAAGTCATTCCACAAAGTTACCCAGTACTGGTTTTCTACTTCTAAAAGTTGCTCATTCTCAAGGTTGTTCATTATTATTGAATCCTTTATCGGTTAGTTAAGTAGCAGTGTACAAAATGTACTAGTTGCTCTGTATCCTATATTATATACACGCTGTAGTTTAAATTACAACTTTTTACGTGATTTATGTAGCTTTTTACATTTTTTACGTTTTCTAGTAGGAGAAGCTACTGCATATTTATGTTTAGTATTCTGGTTTTCACCTTTACCGTAAGTCATTTGCATTGCTAGCCCCTCTTCCATAATTACATACCGACCAGCTCTTGTGCCAAACCACCACCCATTTGTGGTTGTTGTGGTGCGGGAGCTTGTTGTTGTTGAGCAGCCATTTGCTGTTCTAACATCTCTATAGCTTGCATTATCAATTCTGGAGGAATACCCATCTTCTCTAACTCTTCGGGGGGTATACCTTCCATCAGTAAAGCTACTACTTCCTCTACGCTAGGTAAACTACCTGCAGAACCTACTTGTTGTTGTTGCGTCTGTGGTTGTGTCATACTTTGTGCTAAACCTTGCATAATGTTTCCTCTACTAATGTTGTTGATTACTTAAAAGTTGTTCTAATTCTGCTAACCCAGCTTGTTCTGAATCATACTGCATCTGTTCAAACTCTTGTTGTTTCTGTAGGTCACTTTGAGTTGTAGGTTCTGGGTCTGGTTGTGCTAACCAATCTGATACACCTTCGGCAGACCTACTCAGTAAATTAGCTACAGCATCTGATATACCTTCGTTATTAGGTTGGTACGATTGACCTCTAACCATATTAGCGTCCATCTCATAAGCTTGAGGAGAACCTTCCTGTACAGCTTTAAAAGGACTACCTGGAGCGTTAAGTTGCTTCACAACATCCATATAAGCATTGTTCATACCTTCTTGGATACCTGCGTCTCTAGCATATCTCATTACGTCAGCCTCCTTCTCCGCATCTAGTTTACTCTTATATTCTTTAGCTAGTTCGGCATTAGTTCTGTCTTCTAAACTATTTCCTGTGACAGTTCTTTCACTGTACAAACTACTTCTAGTTCTATCCATGCATTACTCCTATTTGTTTATCACCTGCACGTTGTTGTACAAGCATCTGGACTAAATTAGCTCTATGTTTAGCGGCAGCATCTTCTAGCTTCTGGGCATGCTTAATATCTTCTAATTCGATACGCTCTAAGTGGGCATAACCTTCATCTTCTTTAACGAAACGCAAGTCTGCCATATCAGCTTCACTAACTAGCTTACGTGCCTTAGCAGCCTCTACAGCGGCTTTATTAGCTTTAAGTTTGGAGTCAATTACGTTTTCTCCTGCACGGGCATTTCTATCAGCTACAAGAGCTTTAAGGCTTTCATTTTCTAACATTAAGTTCTCAAGCTGTAGTTCCTTCATTTTCTGCTCCATAGCATCAGGTTCAGGTTTAAACTCTCTCATACGCTTAGCTTGTTCAGGCATTCTCATAAGTTCCATTATGTCTGCCATAATTGTTCTACGTATTGCAGGGTCCTCACTAGGACCTAAAGTTTGTAATAAGAAAGATAGTTCTTGAGACTTAGCTGCGTTATCTTCTGCAGTAGCTATAGTAATATCTATATCTACTCTACCTTCAAGGTCATCACGTCTTACTGGTACATATTTATCGTTAGTTACACGTACAACCTCTTCATCTTCTAAGAATTCTGAGTTGTAAGATATCCACTTACGCATAAGGGGTTTAATAAGGTTCTCAGCTACATTACGTACAATATTCATTCTACGTGTTGCTGTGGCATCCATAGCACCTCTTGCGCCTGTAGCACTAGCCCCTAAGCTACCTGCATTGATACCGCCACTAAAGGATTTAGTACCTGTAATAGACTCAATTTCATTATTCATTACACTTATCATATCAAAAGCAGAACCAGGTATCTGATTATAGCTACCTTGCCAGAAGTCGTTTAGACTACCATTAAACTCAAAGTTCTTACCAGCTAAGAATTTCTTCTTATTCACGGGATCTAGCGCACCCTTACGAGTAGCTACTTGCCCGTTAGTAGATTGAGACATGTTATCTATTATACCACGTATAACCGCAGTCTTAACTTTCTGGTTATCTCCTATAAGCTCGGCATTAGCTTCTCCATGAATTTTAAACGGAGTACTATTAAAAGGTACTACTATAAATGGAGGTTTACTATCAGGGTAAGGGTTAGCACCTAAACGTATAATAATATCATTTATCCAAGCACATACTATTGGCTCAGCAATACCGTCACCATCTACATCGTAATTACCCCAGTATTCGTAAACTACCAGTTTCTTACGAGGTTCATCAGAGAATCTGAATTCTGTGTCATCAGGAGAGTTGTAGTCGTAGTCTTCTCTGCCTGACTTCATCACTTTATCTAGATTTTTGTACCTACCGTCAGATCTAAGAGATGATAGGTTTGTTTCATACCTGTGTATAACAAACTCAGCAGAATCTAAGTTGTCTTGGCATGTAGGGTCTACGTAAATATCCTCATTTCTGCATACTTTAGCTGTAGGTTGATTCTTTATAACTATCGTTTCTGTGACTTCTTCCTCTGCTACCTCTTCTTCACCGAAGTCATTAATAACTACTGTATCTACTAAGCTAACTACTTCCTTATCTTCGTAATCCCAACCAGTTTGTATTATTGCTGTACCTTCACGGTCTAATACTTTTACTGCTTTAGACATAAAATTAAATCTGTCAAACTTACGACAAAATTGAGCATTAAGGAGTAGCTCATTTTGTTTAGCTGAAGCTTCATCTTCAAAAGTAATAGGTATGCACTTTATAATATCAGAAGTACTTACAAAAGGGTCTACTATAGTTGCATGTTGCCACTCAGACTGCTTCTTAATATCTCTAGATATTATAGCGGATTTACCTGTCTGCTCATTACCATAAGGCTTTCCATGATACTGATTAAGCCAGTCTTCTATCTTAGCATCTTGATCATTTTTTAATGACTCACTGGATTTCATGTCAGATTTAAGTGCTTGCAGCAACTCTGATTTGTTAATTTTCATACGTTCCTTTAAGGCTGTACTATAGACACCTGTACTTACACAGTCACCTAATAAGGTGATAATTAAACATTATAGCAGTAAAACTCTCATTGCACCTAATTATAGGTGTACAACTAGTTAATCTTCCTGCTTACCTTGTATACTACTTATTGTTTTAAGAAAAGCTGCTATAAGTGCTGCTAAGTAAGTAAAGAATCCTGCTGCACCTTCAGTAGTTAGGTTTCCATGCTGTAACTCAAAAAACACCCAAGCTTTATGCATCATATACCCTAAGAACACTATACTCAACACACCTATTAAACGGTACTGTTTTAGTGTCATATGTAAGGGTTGTTTCAGTATGTCTCCGAATATACTTTTTAAATTCTCCATACTATAACACCACCAGTCTGTAGCTCCACGTTCACCATATTTGTACCATCATAATATTTAACATCCAATATATTACTACCATTATGCTGTAACCTATTTATGGCTGTACTACCAACTACAACTAAAGGTGACCTATAAACTATAAACTGCTGTATGTCTGCTTGGTCAAAAACTACTCCATCAGGAGTAGGGAAGAGACCAAGAAATGCTAGTCTCTCGTTCTCTGTAACCATTAGCTATGCTTCCCTCTAGTAGTTGTCACACCATCAGTAGTTAATGCTGCAGTACTTATATCTAATGTATCTGTACTATTCCTGAGTGTTTGAGCGGTTCCAGTTTGCAGTATCTTATTACCTGCAAAAGAGAATACATAAGACAGTTTGTCTACTATAGAAGCATCACTTGTAGGAATACTTACAGGCTCTGTTGTAGTATCTACTGTAAGAGCCTCAACAACGAGTGCCTTAACCTCCGCACCTGTAAGGTTCTCTAGTCCTGCCAGTAAGGCAGGTAACGTAGTTCCTGTATCTTCTAGTATTGATGTTACTTTAGTATCTAGTGCTGTTACCTGAGCTGCTGTACTAAATCCTACTGGAGTAGCCCAGTCACCTTGACTCAGTTGGAGTTCATTAGTGTCTACTAATATGTTAGAGATATCTACAGAGGCTGTAGTTTGCTTAGCAGCTGTCGCTAGTGAAGATAAGTCTCCATCAAATTGTGATAAGTCTGGAGTAGCTACTGGTACTGCTGTGACACCATCCATACCTAATCTATATCTCATTTGATTCTTCTCAGTAGACGTAAATTCGCCAACACCTGAAACAGCAGTACCTACATCATCTACTACTTTACTAGCCACAGCATTACCATTATTAAAGAATAGGGATAAATTATCTGCTAATCTAGCAGCAGTAGTTTCTGTTAAAGGAGTACCTAAAATAGCACCTACATCTACCGTAGTAGTTGCAGGGTTAAAGTTATTTAGATTATTTATAAGAGTAGGTATAGTAGTATCAGTATCTACAAGTATACTAGCTATACCTGTGTTATCAGGAGCTATATAGTCAGTAGTTACAAAATAATCTGCTGTAGGCAAAGACCTAGCGTTAAATTCTGAATTAGTAGGAACATTACCTATTGCTGCTAATACCGCTGTATCACTTGCAGTAGTCCAGTTACCTTGATTGGTTTGTAGCTCGTTAGTATCTACAAGTATATTATCAACATTAGTATCAACAGTGGCTAATGCGTTAAGTACTGGAGTTAAATCAGCTACACTATCAGTGGTAGGTATAAGTGATATTTTCGTATCATTATCTGCTGACTGAGCAACACCACCTAAATCATTTAAGTCATTAGTAAGTTTAACTACTGTACTAATAGTCATAGCTACTGTAACCGCACTTACATGAGTAAATGTTAAGCCAATGATAGCTCCATCCATTTCTGTTGATGTTAAGTCTACAGTCCATTGTCCATTACCTTTATGTGTTGGTGTGACGTCGCCTATAGCAGTTTGTACACCATCATCTTTAGTTACGTAACCTACGGGTGTTCCTGTAGTTACATCTGTACCATCAGCTCTAGCTAACAATCCAAACTTGAAGCCTGTTACAGCTAGACCTTTTTTAAAGCTCATTATGTAGCTCCTATTAATTGATTTTGTATTTGGTTAGCGAACCAGGTTATCTTAAACCCACCACCTACTATTGCGGTAATAGTAAAATCGCTATCTGCAATAACATCAGCAGTAGATGTCACTAAAGCACTAGCAGGAATTGTGGTAGTAATTGTTTCTGTAGCTGTAATGTCATAAGCAATCGCTGCTGATAGTGTGACAGTAATCTGAGTATCGGAGTTTCTAACTACTGCCGACACTAGCTCTTTAGCTTTTACTTCGTTATTCCAACCAGTTAGTTCACTCTGAGCTGATACTAAACCATTTATAATAGCTTGTCTTTGAGCGTCAAAATCAACCCCTAAAGCTGCCCATATATCACCAATAAGCGTTACTATTAAAGTCTTACCTCCATTTACTACATCAACTTCCGTAGCAGTTGGGTTTACTGTTCCTGATATTGCTGCTGATATTGTACCGCTGACACTAAAACTTAACCCATTACCAACTATACCGCTTTGCGTTAATCTAGCTGTATTATCAGAAGCTAAGAAGTCTAGATTTACTACTCCACCTTGAGTTAATCTTAAGGTTGTAGGTGTTACAAAAGCCATATTAGTTACCTATCTGTACGGCAGGACAAACATAAACATCAGCATTCGGTACTGCTAAATTAGCGTATATAACAACATTGCCATTAGTGACATTGGTTAGTTGTGCAGCACTCAATGTAATATCAACCTGATAAGCTTTAGTGTTTAAAGGTAGTGTACCTTGCCAAACTTCAGCACTTGATAATAATTCTGTACCTACTGCTAAAATATCAGTATTTCTACTAGATACTACTTTACCTAATGCTTGTGATACGTTGTCATTATGAGATAAATCTACCCAAAATGTATTATCTGTAAGTGCAGCTACTGTATCAGTGTCTAGTAGTAGATTAACTCTATAAGTTGTATCTGTTAAAGATAAATTTTGTGCAGGTATTTCTATTAGCTTGTGGCGATAACTCTGTCCGTTTTTATTAAAAGTTGACGACTCAAGAAGGTAAGATAATTTATTAGTGCCATCATATGTGTGGTTTAAATAAGCTCCAGTGAATGTTGTTACATCTATATTTCTATTATGAAATACGTAAGTATAATAGTCTTCACACCCTACTAACTCCATACTTAATGAGGCGTCAAAAACGTAACTAGGCGGCATCACATAATTAGTGGGCATAATACAATTAATCAACTTGCCTGTGCCTGCTGTTCCTACTGATATATAGTAATTTAATGCTATACCAACGGCACTACCAGAAAAATCACAGCCATATACTTCTTGTCCTCCACCATAACCTGTAAATAAATAAGATCCACTAGAATATAGTGTTCCTCCTATTATTTTTACGTTAGAGTAAACGGTATAAAGTGTTGAACAGCTAATATTGCAATGCAAAAACCTAAGCTTACCTGTTTTGCTTTGTTGTACTGCTAAGCTAGCGTGTAATCCACATTGGTAGTACACACAGCTCGCTTGATATGATGTTATATCTAATATACCTGCTACTGCTGTAAAGCTTATCCCATACGCTGTGAAGTTTTGGGTGCTATGTCCCCCGCTAGTTAAAGCGAAGCTTCCTGACGTTACCGACTCTTTAGCTCCTACCTTGTACGCGTCACAAAGAAGGCTGTCTACACTGACGTATTTAACGTATATGTTGCTTCCGTTTGTCATGTTTAAATTCGTAGCCAAGCTATAAGTAAAGTTATGATTGTCAGCGATGCAAACTATGTCGCCATCAGCTAGTGTGGTGTACGTGTCTAAGTCTAATAAAGATGCGTAAACATCTGCTGGTTGCATCAAGGAGAAGGGTCCTGTTCTTTTTTCTGTGTTTGCTGATAAGGCTGTCGCTGTACCAACAATAGAACTTACATAATAGTAAGCCATTACAACACCGCCTGATAACTATCTAAACTAGATTTAGCTGTTAATAACCTAGTAGCTTGCACTCTTACTGAATCTACCCATGCTTGGTCTTTAGTGTATATAGCCATTAACTCTACATCAGTTATTAAGTGCAAGTAAGGCAATCCATTGTATGTAATAGGGTCAGTAGCAGGTTGTGACAAAGCTTCGTCTAATATTGATTTAAGTAGCTCATTACGAGTATTCCAAATCGATAAAACAACAAAAGGATTAGTAGCGTTACGAATAGCCTCTTTATATTGCTCTTGCTCCTGTTCTTTTTTGGATGCTAAGACTTCAGATTCAACTTCTGAACCATCATTGATTGGCTCATGATTAAACATACCTACGATTTCAGTATGAGTATTACCTAATAAGTCAGTTAAGGTAACTTCATATCTACGTCTTACTTTTCCGTCAGTTAGTTGTGATTCTGTTTTGACTGTTATCATAATTAATCTCTCGTATATTCACGTTTAGTATTTTGTTTAACTCTAACAAAGTCGGCTTTTTCAAAACCTGTTAAAAACTCTCTAATGTCTTGCTTGCCAAATTCACCACCTGACTTGTTTATTAACAGTTCAATATTAGGTGTACCGTTAGTAACTGTTATAACTGCTGAGGCTGTGTAAGGTTCACCAAAGGAGTTAGTCTTTCTAGCAAATACTTGCTTAAGTTCAAAATTCCAGTTGCCTTGCTGTACGTGTTTATTCACTGTAGTAGCCTCTACTTAAGTCATGTACATTACTCGTATAATATTACAGATACTAGATACTCTATCTTACTTTGGGAGTAACTATTGACCCTCAGCTCCACCAATTTTTCGTGTAATGTTAATATCTCTTTAATATAGTACTTACCTGTTACATTAGTTTTACCACTAGATTTAAACTCGGTAAACGCAGAGTTTATATCAGAGATTAGGTGACGTCTCTCAATAGACAACATGACATCATCAAGTCTTGAGGCTAATAATTTTCTACTTTCTTCAGATAATTTTTTACTTTTCACATTACACTCATGTACAAAAATTAACCCTAATAGGGTTATAACAGCTAAAGGTTTCCCATTAACAGGAAGGGCTGCTTCTACTATCAGTTGTATGCTTTTGTTACTACCACCTTCAATGTATAAAAGTGTAGGTATAAGCACAGACAATAACAAAAATGTACTTGTGCTTACATAAGTTTTAATTAGGTTTAATAGTTGATTCATGGATTACTATGTTATTTACTTTTACCTATTATATCTTTAAACTCAACTACCTGCAATAATAGGTATAGCCTACCTACTTAAAACTTAGTACACTGTTAACTTGTTAAAACATTATCTATAGCACCTTTTACTTTGTGTGGCCTACAACTACAGGCATTAACATATCTAAGTTTTCTTTAGTGAAAAAATCGCTGTGGTCACTTAAGTACATTGTGTAGTCAAGCTTTACGTCTGCATTATCACAACCATAAGCTCCACCAGCACCCCAACTGTTTGGTACTAACCAGTTAATAAAAGGTACCTTACCCCAAAATTTAGCTTGTTTTGTAGCTTTGTCATTATTGGTATACACACATACTACTTTATCTATAGTATCTGGAAATACTGTATCTACTCTTAGTGCAGGGTTTATTAAGACTAGTGTTCTTATCTTAGCTCCTTGTCTTGCAGCTTCAACCGCGATAGCACAACCATTAGAGTGTCCCCAAACATCACACTTTGTATTAGTAATTCTAGCCTTTAGTTTAGTAGCATCTTTTTTGTTGTGCCATAGAACACTAAAAAACCTCCACCCATAAGCAAACATCTCAGATTTAGGCAAATACGCCTTTAGTTTACCTACAGTATTCTCTGGTTTATGTACATTGAATCCGTGTATTAAAATAGTTTTCATTCATCTGCCTTTATATTGTCAGTAAGTCCACATAACTACTTCGCTATGCTTTAGCTCTTCTCTGTATCCTAGATGTACAAAAGTCTTAGCTACACCTATAGCATTAAACCCTGCCATAAGACCTGCCGCAACTATCTCACCTCTCTCTAGCCCACCCGTAACTTTAACATCCATAGCAGCACACTTCTGATGGTCTGCAGGAGTAGTTCTATGCACTTCATCTGGGTGGTAAGGACACCTACCTCCTGATGTTACTAGTATTGGTCTATCCACCGTTACACGTACTCGTTCAGCACGATTTAAGGTTTCTTGGTTTACACTTCTGTGATCACACTCAGCATGACCACAAGTGCATAATAGCTTAGTATCTGTGAATGTATTAAAATGCTTAGTACGTATAGACATAAAATTACACCTTTATATATAAAGTTCCTACTATAGGCTCCAAAGGGAACTCTGCTACTGTTTTTATCGTAGTATTCTCAGTATATTTTATAATTGCATCCATGTTATCTGCTACAAGTTTTACATCAGCATATCTACTGCCTACATCTCTAGATATAGCTATTTCTACATCCTGTAGTGTTGATACTCTTCTACTCATTACACAAACCCCTTAGTTACTACACGTCCTGACATACTCATACTCTCACTAGGGTAAGCTACCCCTAACTCTATAGCCTTCTTACAGTTACGCTCAAACCTTGTCCAGTGTGCGTTATTCTCTGATTGGGAATCACTACGAATACCTAAGTATGCCCTGTAACCTACGTAACTTAAGAGTGCATCTACTAAGGACGTAGGTATATCTAATTGTGTAACATCATCTACTGCCTGTATCGTTGTTATTGTAGCTGGTGTTGGTACATACATAATTGATATGAACGATCCAGTTACTGATGAAGGTACTTGTACAGTATTCCAATCAATAAAAAATATACTATTATCGTAATCTGACTCATTTATAGGTATTGGCATACTACTTTCTGTAGAACCTTCAACAACTTCTCCGTAAGCCTCTAAAGCGTACATAAAGTTAGTAGGCATCTCATAGTACATAGTACCGTCTACAAGTGTCACTATATGCTCCTCCACCTTGATAGGGAACCTTTTATAAAGCTCTAACATACCTAAATTAATAAATGCAACTATGGCATCGGTATCTTCTTTTATTGCTGTTCCTGCTAGCTCACTATACTTAGCTAGTGATACCACATCTTTTATAATCATTAATGTTCCTATAGTTAGTATATTGGCTAACAGTTATATATCCGCATTATATCACAGGATAATTAAAACACAGTACTATTTGTCTCTACATACTCGTCACCATCTTCGTCACCCCATATAGACTCCCATATAAGACCATCAGCATCAATTGTTGTGTATGTGTTAGTATCTTCAGCTGCAGGTAGCATAATATCCATAGAGGCTAGCATGCTTATACCATCTAAGGCGTCATCATTCTTACTACCGATTCCTGTGTAGGTTATGTACTGAAGCTCATTAAGAAGTTCTTTCATATCTGGAGTCTCTTTTAACTCTTCTGGAAAGTATATCTTGTGTTGTTGGAACAGTGGATGTACTCGCATGAATTGCTCATGCTTAGCTCCTGTAGCCTGCCTCCTACTAATACCCTCCCTACCTGCTGGACTGCCTAGTTGCCTACCAAAAGTAAAGAATGAGTTATACTCAATCATCTGTTTCTTTAAAGTGTGTAAGTTTAGTTGTTGTTGCCCATCAATCTCAATACCTACTGTGACATTTCTTCCATATTTAGCTCCCCAATCTCTATTCATCTGAAATATAGGCTTGTATTGGTCATCAATAGTCATCTTCTTAACAGATAGGTCTAACAGGAAAAAATCCCCTACACTATTAACAGCCCACCCCATAACTACGCTGAAATCTCCTTTAAGACTGTTGCTTGCAGTTAAATCTGTAGTTACATATATATTAAACATATGCAGATTCTTTTTAAGTGCTGTTCTACTGTACCATTGTATTTGATCGGCTTTAACCAACTTATCTTCTGCACTGCTGATTCTCAGCATAAGCTCTTGGTTGAATGCTCTAGTCTCTTCCGCATCTGCCATATCTTCGTACCTGCTAGTTATTCTGTCGAATGTATGCATTTCAGGCCAAGCGCCTACAAAATCCTCTTCTTTCATGTCTTTATGCATGTCGTTACATATAGGCACAACTAAAGGTGTCCAACCGCCCTCTACTGCACTATATACAACATCACTCTTGTTGAATGGTGTACCAATAAGTATCTCCATACCGCCCTCACCCCTAAGAGCATGTGTAGCATCACTGTATATGGTAGACCTTATACTTTCCATAATTACCTTAGATCTGGAGTCAGATTCATTCTTAACTAAATCATCACCTATAATAACGTCTATACGATCCCCTCTGTATCGCTGTCCACGTATACCACTTTGAGCACCACGAGTCCTAAACATAAAAGATCTACTAGCCTTAGACCCTGTACCTTTCCTTACCAACTCAATTTCAGCATCAGTAGTTCGTATATCCTCAAAGTAACTGCTAAGTAACTCACTCTCGTCTATCATGTCTCGTATAGTGTTACACATAAGCTTAGCCCCACCTTCCTGCGAATCACCAACACCTATCACGAACCTTACTTTATTACCTACATTAGGTCTAACCAGCCCAGGAAGTATACCGAACATAGCCATATAGATAACTAAAAATGAACTGAATGTTGTGGATTTACTTAAACCCCGTGAGCACAATATAGCTAGTTTATTCTTCTTCATCTTTACTCTACTTTTGATGTCGTCCGTATAAGGTAAAGAGTTTCTATCTACCTTATTGAACGCTAGGTCTATAAAGTAGTAATGCAGTACAGGTATACCTAAAGAAAAGAATTGAGGTCCTTTAATTAATTGCATAGTGTTCCAGAAGTGCAACGCCTCTTTACTAGGAGTGTAATCTGGGAACGTCAAATCTATAGAGTCCAGTAACTCATCTACTGTTGGTAGTGTTCCTGTTCCTACTACTGTTGGTAATGTTTTTTTCATTATTTATATCCTGCTTGTAGTTACGCTACTTCACCTTCTATTACATCACTATCTGTAAGTGCTACAGACACTTTCTGCACATCCTTAATAGCATACCCAGCCTCTAGTAACTTCTTCTGATTAAGGGCTAACTCTGTAAGTTGCTTATCTAGTTGTACCTGCATACTTACAGCTCCTGCACTAGGACCTATCTCTAACTCAATCTTAGTATTCTCATTCTTAGTAGCTGCCAGTAACTCTTTAGCTGCACTAACTCTATCACGGTCATACTTACCTTCTACCATAATGTCTGCTAACACACCAATAGCCTTATACCTGTACCCAGTAAATATTAAATCTAAAGGTACTTGGCTAGCAGTAAGTAAATCTACGACAAGCTTAGTACGTCTATACCTTGAAGCAGCACTGGTAAGCTCCGCGTATACAGGATCACCTTTAGGTAAGGACATCCTATCCCTAACAAATTTTCTCTC